GTAGTATTATTAACGCCGATATCAATGGTGCTTTTAACATCATCAGAAAATCGGCAAAAGAAGCCTTCGATGTAAGTACCTTACCAGAAGGTAGAGGGTTTTGGTGGAACCCGGTACGGATTTCTGTATAGATATATACCATTTTACGATTTTAGTGTAAAAAGGCATATAATCACCTTGATTTATTAACATATAGGGGAGGGTGTTTATCATTCCCCTTTTATACTTTCAAATGATATCAGTTATGGTTTGATTTCCGTTGAAACTGGTTGATTTTTATCACAATGAATATTGTGATTGACAATTTGTTTTATTTAATATTGAAATACAATAAATTTTAATAATTTGTTTATATGGAAGATTTTCAAGGTAAGTATGATGGTAATCAAATAGACAGCAGGCTTGATAAGGTCAAGGATATGGTTGGCGCCACGGCGTCCGGGGCTGGCGCTGCGGGATTGGTGCCGGCTCCCGCCGCGGAGAAGCGTACAGCCTTTCTTCGTGGTGACGGCACATGGCAGGATATAGATGTTCATGAGCCGGGCTTCTTGGGCGATAATCTCGATAGCGAGGATGATTTTAGAACTATATTATTTAATTTGGGCTTTGATAAGGAATTTACCCTTACCAAAGCGAAATATGATATAATAGCTTCTAAATGTGAGGTTGATATACCAATTCAATATCTTTTATCCGGAGCATCATCGACGTATGGGGTTGGGGACTTGATATTAATTAAGGATTCATCCGGGAATATTCAAGCCATGTTGCGCTCTGGATGCAATACGGGAGCTGGGGTCATTGTATCTTATCATGTAATGATCAATATATCCAGCGACCTTACCCATACGTCCATTGTCACCAGTCATACCGTACAATCGGTATCTAACCAAACTAAGGACATATCCTTAACGATTGGTGGTGACCCAGTCGGAGATAACAGGGGCATCAACTTCTCTACGGCCGGTACAGGGACCAAGGCTTTGATGGATAATGGGAAATATAAGGAGGTGCAAGCTAGGGGTGATATTGAGAACGCGTTTTTAGATACTGTTTTTCATCTAGCGTCCAATCAACCTTCTACTTTAACCCAAGATCAGTATAATACTATAAAATCGTTGTTTGGTAGTAACCCTACGTCTAATATCAGGATGATAAAACCTAGCGATTCTTTTGTGGAATTGGTAGGTGAATTTCTTATCAATGATTTGATGGTTTTTAATGATCAAAGGAATGATTGTATCACTATTTACATCAGCGGTTCAAATACCATTCTTGGTATGGGACTTATAGATATATCTATTTCTGTTTATCCTAATCTAAGTGTCGGATATATTCATTCTAATTCAAATGTTGCTGCATCAAATGATTCCGAGATAGTTCTTGTAAATTCTTTGAAAAATACTGAAGATGATATAGATTTTGATAATCAACTTCATCTTAAGATGAAAGGTAAGGGTGATAAGGCCTTGATGGATGATGGGACTTATAAGGAGATAGGTTCTTCTGGAGTGGATATCTCAAGTTATATTTTAGAAGGAATTGATTTTAAGAAAAATACTACCAAGGAAGGTTTCGATAAGATAAAAAGCTGTATTATTAATAAACAGCATATGTATGTGTATTATAAAGTCGAAATGGGTGGCGATGTAGCCGCTTTTACAAGTGATGTTATAACTAATTTTTTGTATGGTAATATATCCTTGGTTATGGTTGATTTTTCGAATATTGAGTTGAAACAAGTAGTAATAAATTCGAGTGATTATAATATAACCGTAACAAAAATTTAATGTTATGATTCAAAAAAGGAAGGTTACCAAGAACTCAGGCAAGTGCCCGAAATCAGGATGTATCAAGAAAGTAGGGAGTGATTGGCGAGTGGTCAGTAACAAGACCGGTAAATTATGGCCGGCTAAGTACAAGTCTAAGGAGAAAGCTAAAGGAGCCTTGGCTGCTTATCACATGCATTAGCGTATAAACGGGTACATGATTTATTATGTACCCGTTTCGTGTTTTTAGGTTTATGATATTATGGTTATCTTTGTGAAAAACGTAATATATGTCTAAGAAGAATAAACCGGAGGAAATCCCATCGTGGATAAAGGATTTATATAAGGAGGATCTTAACCGGGTTGTCAATGGCGAGCGTCCTATGTATTTCAGAGGTATGGATGATAGTCCTTTGAGAAACGTGTCCCCGGAGTTTGATATCCTTAGCGGAGGAGCCGCAGTTAAAGGCATGAATGGGATAAGAGGTACGTTGTCCCCGTTGAATAACGGTATGGGTAATTATAATTTCAGCCTCAGGGGTATAAATAAGAAGATAGGTGAGTTGGTTGATGAGGCGGGATTATATCTACCTGAGAAATTAAGACCTGTATATCGGACTGTGGTGGATGCTATGTCGAGTTCCAAGGATAAGGGGTTGGGTCATATCACGCAGCCGTTGGCCAACGCCCTATACCCAGCGGACGAGCGGCGGAACCGGCGCATGGACGGGGAGCATCCCGTTGGTTACGTGGATGCCATAGACGGTATATGGCCCAGAGAGAAATATGGGCTATGGGGAGAGAAGATGGATAAGAAAAAAGGGGGTGGATATGTGGCTTCAAGGGATAACACCTCCGTTGGATCTAGTGGCATAAATCTTAATACTGAATATGGTAAGAAGATAAATGATGGAGTTGACATTACCGAGATTATAGCTGGAGGTATCCCTATTATCGGGGATGTTATGGATGTGAGAGATTTTGTGGAGTCATCGAAGGCTGGGGATGGTTTAGGAATGACATTATCAGCTTTAGGGCTATTCCCGGTATTAGGTGAATTTTTTTCTTTCGCTAATAAAGTAAAGAAGATTCCTCTGCCAGAGGATAAACGTAAATTGTATGATTTTCTTGTAGATAATGATCTTGTAGATAAATATGTTCATGATGAACCTTTGGTTAGGGATTTTTTTAACAAGGATGTCCATGAGAGAATTTCAAGGAATTATAATGATCTTCCTGATTCTTATAAGGCGGCTGTGGATTTGATGATTGATAATGGTGTTGATCTCCAAAATATAAATGATGTGTCTAACAAGCATATTAAGGATAAGATAGATTCTATGCTTGATGATAATGGGAAACGGTTGGAAGAAGCTTACAATCTAAGGGTATCAGCGGATTCTGATTTTGATGATTTTAGATATGAGGTATCCTCCGCTTTGGATAATAGTAATGCTAAAGGGTTTTATACTAGTAAATACAATAAGGTTGTTACTAGGAGTGATGAGAGTTTATCTAACCTATCTCATGAGTTTAGACATAAATATGATTCAAGTAATAATTATAATAAGATTTATTTATCCGAAAATGATAAGTCATTATTAAAAGACGCTTATAGGGCTAAACCAAACTCATCAAGTGATGAGATATCAGAGAAAATAGCTTTTAATACTCAAGCTAGATTTCGCTTGTGGAATAAATTTTATAATACATATGGAAGGACTCCATCTGTTGATGACCTTGATAAGTATATCGATAGCATGGATGAGATTGATGTGTATAACCTTGTGAGTGGTATAGGTAGCAATTATGCTGGTGATTATTCTAATAACATGCTTGGAGCTACTGGAGAGGTATTGAAAGAATCATCGGATAAAATAAAAAAAGCCATTAAAAACGTTCCTGCTATTTTGCCGGCGGCTATAGTTGGTAAAATGTTGATGGATGATGATAAGGAGAAGAAAGATAAGGGCGGGTCTGTAAGCATAGGTAGGGCTTATGGAGATGGTAAATATGTAATTGATCCTGATAGATCAGAGGATAATAAGATGGCTGTGTATGATGAGATATGGGATTATCTGACCGATAAGAAGGGGATACCACAAACTCAAGCTATCGGCATCCTATCGAACATCGCCGCCGAGTCCGGAGGGGACACCGATGCCCTAGGAGCCGCCGGTGATTTTGGCATCCAACAATGGCTTGGACCGAGGAAGAAGGAGCTACAGCGCAGGTATGGGAAGAAACCGACATTGACACAGCAGTTGGATTATCTCGTGGATGAGTATCAAGGCAAGGTCCCGGGGTTAGGTTGGAATTACATCAATCAAGGAAAGTTTTTCGACAAGGACGCTCAAGGTAATGTATATAATTACTATATGTATTCTAAATCGGATTTCGATAACGCCGTCAACTACAAGGACGCTACCGTGGCATGGAATCAAGGATACGGTAGGCCTCTTGGATCGACCTTAAGAAATGAGAAGAGATTTGAGTTCGCTGATATGTTCGCTAATAGGTATGGTGTTCCGGAGAACGAGCCAATGAGATACGAGTTCGGACAGCGGGATTCGGGCACGGGGGACGGAGGTCAGCAGCCCGTACCTGAGACGGTAGCCCCTGCCGATCCTTCTTTGGCTTCTCGCCCATCTATGGATATTTGGTGGGAGAAGGAAGGCCAAGACCTGTTATATAAGATGCTAGCTCAATCCGGAGCCAATAAGAAAGCTATAGAGGACATCGCTAATAATATCAAGAACGATCCCCAATCAGAGGCGCAGATAGCGGAGGTCGAGCGCATGCGTAAGGAACAGGCGAAAAGGCAGTTGGTGCTTAACATGATACCGGGGTTAAGCCTTAACATAAAAGGTATGAGTAGAAATAATAGTTAGTATTTTAATGATAAATAATTTGTTATGAATAAGTTATTGTTTTTATTTGATGTGTTATTTAAGGGGGCTTGTTTTACCCCCCCCCCTA